TGACGCAGCCAAAAAGCATCTGGAAAAGGATACCGGCGTGGTTACGTCAGTGTAGATGGCTCCGACAGCAGCCGTATAATATCCCCACTGTTTATACAGTTCCGAGGACAAACCAATAAAAATCTGTCTTGCCCAGTTTTCCGCTGTCAACATCTATGATGATTGAGGTAGGCGATATATCGTATACGCCAATATCACCAGCACCTATTGCGTCAACATAAGAAGCAAGTCCCATTAGTATTTGTGTTGCTGATATTGGTAAAGAAATTGTAATATGACCGGTTTTACCGGTGTTAGAATATCCCCACTGTTACTATGCTTTACAGATTGCAATTACAGAATATCCAAGATCACCATCAGGATGGATACGAGCATAGGAATTGTTCCATTCTTCAATCCGTGCTGGTTCCCAATTATGACCAGAAGAAATGTTTTTAGTATGTTTGGTAAGGCAAACAGCATATACTTGTGATGTTGTTAACGGAAAATACCAATTAAGCACTTCTGTATAGCCTGCCCATAAATTTCCCCACTGTTCAATGGCCGCCTACGAAATACCAACCCGAAGTTCCATGAAGGTATAAATTAACACTGGTAGTACCTAAATATTCTGCTCCGGTTGCCGTAGCTGACGTGCTTGTGGTTTTTGGTACGGCTACAATGAATAGTGCCGAAGCTGGAAACGGAATTGGAAATGTTGCTGTACGTGATGAACAATATCCCCACTGTTTACCGTCCTACAGCGAACAACCTTGACGTCTGCGTTCCGTTCCAGCGATCATCATTATACCCATTACAAAGTCTGTAATTAATATTAATGTTGCTTATGCCATAGACGAAAGTTTCACAGTTATCTGATGAAATTACATTCGCATAATATAACTCACTGAACGCAATAGGGTACGTTATAACACGATCATTACCAGAATTGGTATATTTTCCCCACTGTGGCTAGCACCCAATTATAATCCAGTTAACATCATTAGGCTGGGCGACATCAGGTCTATTTGACTGATATGCACGAGTTGTAACAGTAGTATTCGTTGCAGAACATCCAGGGCAGCACCATTCGCTAGAAGTAGATGCAACTGCAAGGAACACGTTTGTAAATGGTATTGGTAATGTAGAAGTTCGCACTGCCCCGCCAGTATTTATTCCCCACTGTTTAAAGGCCTACTGCTATTGCAGATCCACTAATACTTGATACCCAACTTTCATTTGTTGCGCATGAAGCTGTATAACCAGTTAGTGAAATTGTTCCGGAATCACCATACCAAGTTCCCGATGATTGTGATCCTGTGCGTGTCATGGTAATGCCGCCAGCAACAAATTCTGTGAACGGTATTGCCCATAAACCAGGGTTATTTCTCCACTGTTGCTATGCTACGCCAAAAGCACACCAGTATTTTCCACTGCCGCCACCAGATGCTCCAATATTCATACCTGATATAGAAACATTATAAACTGTATTTGCTTCACTCGGACTTCCATTGTGGCAAATACAAGAAATTGCTGTAAATACATTTGAAAATTTGAAGGGAAAAGTTATATATGGTCTACCTGTATTGTTAGTAAATCCCCACTGTAAAAAAAGAAAGGATGATAAAAATGGAAAAAGAATTTAAATATTACATTATACTTGATAAGGAAGGAAAACGCGTATCTCCAGGATACTGTGAAGATGGTGATGTACCAGAAGATGTAAAAGAAAACGGGTTCTTAGTTACAAAATCTGAATTTGCAATGCTGTTAAATGGTTATTATAGAGATCCAGAGACAGGAGAATATGAAGAAATACCGCCATATGAGCCAGGGCTTGATGAATTAAAAGCTTCTAAGTTATTGGAAGTTGATGCTTGGACCGAAAGTAAAATTACAGGAGGTTTTACATCTGAATGTAGTGGAGAGATGGTAAGATACGATAGCGATAAGGATACGCAGCTCACGGTTTCTAGTGATCTTAATACAATCAATTCAGCTCCTGATAAATTTTCGGAATATTATCCAAATGGTTATCCGATGAGAGGTTATCCTGATGGTGGAACCGAAAAAACAATTCACTACCTAACTGTTAAACAACTCATTCAATGGAATGTAGATTTGGGATTACATAGAGGGGCCTGTAAGCAGGCAGGCTGGGAGAAACAAGCTTTGGTTGATGCTGCCGACAGCAAAGAAGCTTTAGATGCTATAATTTTAGAAAAATAATAGTGAAAGGCTGAAAAAGCGCATTGATACTGCACTTTTATAATAAAAATTGATGAAAAAATATCATACCGAATTCAAACCGCCTGTAGAGTTGAGAAATCAAGGGATACAGGCTTTTTTGTTGCGTAAATTCGTGCCGGGTTAATACCACTCAAGGCTGTCAAATGAGGTCTATAGCCTTTTTTAGCTCATGGAGGGATTTATGGGTATAAACTCTCTTAGTAACTCCTTGACTGGAGTGTCCGAGTATACGTTTGATCGCCGTATCGTTGGCACCGGCATTGTCTAACATGGTAGCGCAGGTGTGGCGGCATTCATGCGGCGTGTGTTTGCAGCGGCTGGCTGTCATTACAGCATCAAAGCGTGTTCGGTATTGATGATATGTAAGCTGATTGCCGTAATCGTCTGTAATGAGATATTTACCTGGTTGAGATAGCCAAAATTCAAAAAACGACAATGTTTTTTTTGATATAGGCACAGCACGGTTGCGACCGGCAGCAGTTTTTGACTCTCGAACGATAAAATATCGCTGTCGCAGCTTGACGTCTGTTTTGAGGACAGATAGCAGTTCGGAGGTGCGGACACCAGCGTATATCATCATGAGCACCGTCATAGCCCATTTATCACCGAGTTTTTTTACTCTGTTTATCTGTCGAGTGTTAAAAGGTGTTTTAGGGTATTTAACCACGTGCTGATCAATGTCTATGTATTGACTAATGTTGGCGGCAGGGTCAATAATTTCATATTTTACGGCATATGTGTACATATGATGTAATACCTGTCTAACCTTCTTTTGCATGGCATAGTGGGCACCGGTATCACGTGTATCACGAATAACAGCCTGCAGGTCACCGATTTTTAATTCGGCAAACTTCTTGCCATACAATCTATGGCAGTGTTTGTATGCCGAAAGGTAATTGACCTGTGTAGTTTTGGCCAGTTTTGGAAATCTCTCGGCCCGCATAAGCTCAAATACTTCCGAGAAAGTAATCAATGCTGGCGCGAAAAGAGAAGGGTTTTTGTGGTACTCGGCCAAAAGTGCTAACCCTTCTATTTCTGTGGCTGTATCACCGATTGATTTTTGACGGCCGTTAATTGTGACTTTTACAGACCATGGGCGGCGGCGGTTACCGTCAGTTCGTAGCACAACACTACCAAAGCCATTTGGTAGTTTCATTCGTTTTCTTTTTTTAGTATTCAAAATATCACTCTCCTTTAAGGAGCATTATACAGGAGGCAAAAATGAACTGGGAATCTTTTAAATTTGCGGCTATCGGAGCTGCTCAAACTTTAGCACAAGGTTGGTCGTATAAAGCCGTAATAGCGGCAATATTAGCTATGATTTTGCATAAGCACGCTATATTGTTTTATAGCTTTGCTTTTTTAGTATTTATTGATTGTTTTACCAAATGGGTATCGATATCCTATCTGCATCTAAAAGATAGTGGTATTGAAAATCCGACTATTCTAGAATCTATTAAAGGAATAAAAAAGGCCAGAGCTGCCAAAAAGATAAAAAGTGAAGTTATGAAACACCGTTTTCTTGGGAAAATCGGTGTTTATTTAATTTGTGCGTTGTCTGCAGCTGTCGTTGATGTAGTTATGAGAGTTTTAGATAAACCTACTTGGGCAGTTATGACGGTTATTGGATATCTTGTTGTAACTGAGCTGCTTAGTATTATTGAAAACTTAAATGATGCTGGCGTAGAAGCTATGAGCGGATTAGTCGCTTTTGTTAAAAAGAAACTATGAGAATTTTAGTTGGAATCTGGAAGGAGCGGGAGAATAATGAAAGTCTTTATTAATCCAGGGCATATGCCAGGTGTCGATCCTGGCGCCATGAATCCTAACAGTGGTTTAAAAGAATGTGACGTAGCATTGGCTGTAGGAAAACTTGTTGAGTATTATCTGAAAAATGCCGGATGCGAGGTAATGCGTCTGCAGAGCGACAACCTAAACGGCGAATCTCCGGCATATCCGAATGTTTGTAAAAATGCTAACGAATGGGGTGCAGATGTATTTGTCAGTTTGCACTGCAATGCGTTTGATGGTTATGCGAGGGGTATTGAAACATTGGTGTTTAACTTTGGCAGTGAAGCTGAACGTCTGGCTGCCTGTGTACATAAGCAGTTGGTCGATACGGAGCAGAGCATTGATCCGTATATTCTGGATCGTGGGTTGAAGGAACGCCCGAATTTGTCTGTGCTGAGAAATACCGATATGCCGGCTATTCTTATCGAAATGGGTTTTATTGATAACGATCACGATGTTATTTTGCTGGAACATAAACAAGATGCGATTGCAAAGTCTATTGCACGTGGAGTAACAGATTACGCAAATTTATAAAAGTAACTATTTCAAAATAAGGTAATAATGGCAGAGTTATCATATATACCAATTAGCTATTATATTGATATTGGTTATATGCTAGATTATGCTGAAATTATTGCATAAAAAAATAGCTCCCGATAATGGGAGCTATTTCAATATAATTTTTTGTTTTGCCGAAAGCTTTTGTAGGATTGATAGAAACAGTAACAAGATAAAGCTAACAAACCTACTATAGAGCCTACTATAACAGAAGCGTCTGTAGTATTTTCACTGATATAAAAAAGCAAAAACGAAACGATAATTACGGATAAAATTTTGAAAAATGTTTTTTT